CGAAAGACATGTCTGCTGAGGAATTGGTGGTTTCGCACTGAACGTCCATGGTCGCTGAAGGTAAACTACTATGATTTGTGGTGTTCTGTTTAAGTCTATTCTTATAAATATATAAAACCGATTTAAATAGAGCGAGTCATGTTAGTATAGTTTCTCTCTCTCATCATCATGGACCATACATTTCTGGTTGAATCAACATCGACAACGAATCCGGTTTACAAGTATTCAATTGACAATATTAACGAATTCATCTTTAATGGGTTTGACTATGCTTTGCCCGATATTGTGAAGAACATTATTAATCGAATTGCTGAAAAGGTGGGTTCACCTGATTATATTAAGACGCCTATTTTCAAGAAACGCAAGGATTTCGGTCAGCAATCAGTGGAAGACGATGGTAATGACTGGTCATCAATTCGCAGTTTTAACAAGACGGTCGTTGTTGAAGAGGAGAGAAGTGAGAATGAGGTTGTTGTCAGTGAAATGAAGAAGCAACTGAATAAGTTGACAAATGACAATTATGAGGTGATTCGAGACAAGATTTTCGAGGTGCTTTACAACCATGATGTGACTAACAAGTGTATGGACGAAATTAATGAGGTGATATTCTCGATTAGCAGCGGAAACGCTTTCTTCGCGAATGTTTATGCGAGGTTTATGAAGGATATGATTGTTAAGTATGAGAGCATGCGAGAAGTGTTTGAGGGACGTCTGAGTAGTATCATGTCAAGATTTGATACAGTGCGTTGCGGCAATCCCGATGAGAATTACGACGAGTTCTGTAAGATTAACAAGGAAAACGATGAACGTCGTGCACTGGTGGGTTTCTTTGTTCAATTGTGTTTGATTGATATGGTGCCGGCTGACAAGATTGTGGACATCTTTTACAAGTTGCACGACATTGTCGATACGGAGAGAACAAACAAGGCAAGTGTCAGCAAAATTGAGGAGGTGATTACTACGATCTTTGGATTGGTGAGTGGGGCATTGTCATTTCTTAAGGAACATGCGAAGTATGCCGACATCGTCGAGAAGGTTTCAGCAATCGCCAACATCAATAAGAAGACAAACGCGGGTCTTTCAAATAAGGCAATATTCAAGATGCTCGACTTGGTTGATGTAATTGAGGCGAATTGAGAGAAAAAGTGTTTTCGGTCATTAATCATTTAAAAATAAAAATTAAATATTAATTTAGATTATAACTTATGGTAAAATCTACATTAAACAGTTCAATTACTTATGTAGAGGACAAAGGCATTAGTAGAGATGATTTAGAAAAAGACGGACAGTTATACGAGTACGACATAGCGTCCGGATTGACAATCCATTTAGCAGTAGGCAATTATTGTTATGACTATGTTGCCGACAAAAACGTCATATATTTCCCGATTTATTTGGTGAAAGATGGAGAGAAAATAGTGACGCAAATCGGCGTATTCGAGATGATGTCGGTTGATTTGCCGAATGTTCTTGATTCTGAGAGTGATGTCGATTTGAACGCGCTGAATGACCCGTTGCTTTATTCATTTGCTACACCCGAGTTTCTCTCTAAATATGCCATTGTAAAAGAGCCTAAATTAAGCCAACGGAAACAGACCCAACCAGAAGAAACAGATGAATATGTTATACCACTTCAGCAAGACGTCGAAGAGCAATTGTTGGATGTTCCACTTGGTGTATTTGAGGATGACGAGGAACCTGAGCCGTTATTTGCGGTTGATGAGACAACCAATTGGGTTCAAAAACTTATGCGTAGTTCAAAGTATGGTATTGTAGACAATGAGGGTGGTGGCGAGTGTTTGTTCGCTTGTTTGCGCGATGCTTACGCTGGAGTCGGTAAGGTCATGTCAGTTTCTAAATTGAGAGAAATGGTGTCAATCGAAGCAACCGAAGAATTGTTTATGAATTACAAGACGCTTCATGATTCTCTCAACAAAGAAGTAAGCGAGTTGGCGGCAACTAAAGAGAAAATAAAGGAAGATGCCAAGACAATGTCTGAGTCCGGCAAAGCTGAAAAGGACCGCATTAAAAAACGCGCCATTGTCGGCGAAATAGGCAAGATTAAAGAGTATTTGAGGGATGTTGTGGAGAAATTGGCGGTTGCTAAGGAACGAGCGTCCGAATTTAAGTTCATGAAGGGCATCAATGACTTGGCATCCTTTAAAAAGAAAATCAAGACGTGCTCGTTCTGGGGTGATGTCTGGGCGATTCATACGTTGGAGAGAGTTCTTAAGATTAAGACCATCATTCTCTCGAGTGAGAACTATAACAAAGATGATTTGACAAACGTTCTTTTATGTGGTCAATTGGATGACAATGTAGAGAAGTTTGAGCCGGAATACTATATAATTTTAGACCACACTGGTTCTCATTACAGATTGATAACTTATTCGAGCAAGACAATATTTAAGTATGACGAATTACCGAGAAGCATTAAGCATAAGATAGTTGACACTTGTTTAGTGAAGAACGCAGGGTATTATAGTATTATTCCAGAGTTTAAGAAGTTGAGAGAGGAGAGAATGAAGCGTAAAATATCACACACAAACACAAACATAAACACAAACACAAACACAAACACAAGCAATTAATAAATCGATTAATAAATTAATTCTTAAATAATAGATAGGCGAATGTGTTGTTTTCAGTGGAAGATTTAAATAATAGTGGGTCATATAAGCATTTGAGTTCTACCAATACAAATGCTTCTGATATGAGAGAAACGCGATTAACAAGAACGATTCTAATAAGTTTTGTGTCATAATCTTCTTCGAATGTCATACATTTCCCACTAGGTATTTCATCATGAATTATTTTTATGATGTAATGTTTGTTACAGTCAACTAACAAGTTCGAGAGAGAGCATTTTATTTTGTTGGCTCTCGCATATTCACAATAGAGCTCAAGGTTCATTAATACTAATAAACCCTGAGAATTTAAAAATGTCAGCTTATTTTATGTTGATTGACATAGTCGAACCAATATTAAACGCAATTAAGTTGCCGACCGCATCAAAACTAGTATTGAACCAGTTAATAAAACACAGTAAATCAATTAAAATAAACAATAATGTTGTCGTAACCCGGATTTCTCTCCGCGAACAAGTTCCAAAGTGTTCATTATTAATAAACAGTTCATTTGTCCCTGAACATATAAGAGAACATATTGAGAAGGAAAGCAAGTTCTATGTAACTTATGAATATGTTTACAAGGGTCGTGAGTTCCGAATAATTATGGTCTTTGATGATGATAATGTGGAGAGAAAAAAAGGAATTGTGGAAGATATGTTTAAATGGTTGTCGATGATAGTGGACCTGGGGTCATTGCCTGCTAATTGTGCGCAAACAACCACGATTTATTGTTATTTAACTCCATTTAGAAAGGAATTGCCTGCGAACCAGGGCGAGATTCTCTCTTATGACAACGCAAATAGTGCTGTTACAACGGCATGCTCACAATCCAATGAAATCTGTATATTCCGCGAGGAAGAGTTGTTTAAAGTGTTTGTTCACGAGACATTCCACGCATTCAATCTCGACTTTTCTCTCCATATGACTGATAAGCATTCTCTTAAAATGAAACAGATGTTCAATATTAAAAGTGAATTCAATATTTATGAGACATATGCCGAGGTATGGGCTGAAATAATCAACATTGTTTTTCTTTCGGGTGACGTTTGTGTTGCTAATAAAATGCTACAGGCAGAAGTGGCCTTTTCTCTCCATCAAATGAATAAGGTGCTCGCATATATGGGTCTGGATTATGCGGATTTAGTAAATGGAAAGGCTCATTATAAGTATAAAGAGGAGACGAATGTCTTTTGTTATTATGTGTTAAAGACGGTGGTTCTCTTTTATTGGAGTGATTTTGTGGGGGATTATTGTGGTGGTTCAATAAAATTTAGAGGCAAGATTGATGCCTTTATTGACTTCATTGGAGAGAAATATAAGGATTCGGCGTTTATGAATGCTGCTGATGTAAGCAGTGAATACGTTAGAGGCAGCTCAATGCGCATGACACTTTGGGAAAATTGATTGCGTACACAAAGACAAAGACAAAGACAAAGACAAATACAAAAAGCATGGGAATCCGCAAACTCAACAAGTTTCTTCAAGAGAAGTGTAAGGAGAGCATCACAAAGCGTTCTCTCTTTCAAATGAAAAACAAGAAATTAGTGGTAGATGCCAGTAACTTGTTGTATCGACTAAATGTCGACAATGAGTTGATTCCAATGCTTTACCAGACAATCATTACTTTTAAGTATTACAATATAGTCCCGTTGTTTGTGTTTGACGGAGCGCCGCCCGAGGAGAAGAAGGAGAAATTACTCGAACGACGCAAAATGCGCACTGAAGCAGCCGAACAGCACGCTACACTAATGGGCGACATTGAAACCAAGAATATAATAATGAATGATACACTAAAGAGCGTGATTGAAAGGTTGGAGAGAACAAAGACGAGACTGAGTATGAAGCTCATTCACGAATCGAAGTATTTGTTGAAATCGTGTGGGATTCCATATGTCGACGCGGTAAATGAGGCAGATGAATTGTGCGCATATTTGGTGAATTCTGGTGTTGCTTGGGCGTGTGTAAGCGAGGACATGGATCTATTTGCTCATGGATGCGCGCGTGTAATTCGCTATTTCAGTGTTTTCCAGCAGAATTGTGTGGTTTATGAGATGAGCGGGATTCTCTCTAAGTTAAAGATGAATTTGACTGATTTCAGGGCAATGTGTGTTGTTTGTAGCAATGACTATGAGAAAGATGGGACAACGACGATTTACGATGTCTGGCGCGAAGGGCTCTCGACCAATGATTTAGTTGTGAACAACCGGGAAATGTTTGAGAAAATAGTGGATATGTTTGAAATCAAAGATGTTGGAGAGAAATCCGAGATTAATGCAAGTGAATTTACAATTGAATACAAGGAAGTCAATGTGGAATTGCGCCGGTTTGTGTTGGAACAGAACGGATTTGTCTTTTGAGTGTAATTAAATAAGTTTTTGAATCTCCGGTTACGAATTAAAAATATAACTATTCACATCATATTTTTAATTTTTTGTTTTTGTTTTTGTTTTTGTTTTTGTTTTTGTTTTTGTTT